CACGGGTACACAAAAAATCAAAAAACAAAGACGAGAAAAGATCATATAAAAAATATAATAGACAAGGGAGATAGTTGAATTCTATTTTAATTGGTGGATCTAATGATCCAAATATAAAATCTTTAAAACCTTATTTTAATAATTTTATAGATATTAAAAGTAATATAGTTTGGGATATAAATAAAGATTATATAACCATAAACAATAAATTATTTAATCCAACTAGTTTATTTTATAAGTATAATTATTTTGAAACTAATCAAACAAATAATATAATACAAAATTTTAATTGTAGTTTATTACATAATTATATACAATACAAAAAAAAATTAAAAATATTTAATAGGTATCATTTTGTTAGACCTATTCAAAAACTAACTAATTTAATGTTAGCAAAAAATTTAGGATTTAATATACCTAATACAGAATATTCTAAAGGTGATGGCAAACAGTTAAAAGTTGTAAAACCTATAGATGGTGGTATGTATACTGAGGAAGGTACATCTACAAAATACAGTTGTATAATTCAAGAAAAAATTATTGGGTATAATAAAAGATTATATCTTATAAATGATAAATACTTTTGTTTTAAAATTAATACAGATTTTTTAGACTACAGAGATGATGATAAATCAACTATAGATTTATGTGATGTATCTAAAGATACTTTAAATAAATCTTTTAAACTTGCAAAAAAATTAAAACTAAATTTTTGTTGTTTAGATTTTATGACTAATACAAAAGACTGGTTTTTAGAAATAAATACAAATCCATTTTTTAGTGAATTTAATAAAATAACAAATAATAAATTAGCTAAAACATTACACGAGGAACTAAATAAATAATATGATAGCAAAAACACTAGCAGTAGGTGAAGACGATAATAGAGGTGGTCAAGTAAAAACACTCATGGTGGGTGAGGATGATAACAGAATTGATCCTGCTAAACCTATAGGTGGGTTAGTAGACGCACCTAATACTACAGTCTTACCAGAAGCAGCTTTACAACCTAGTATGCAAGAGCAAGCTGGTGGTCGTAAAGTTATATCTGTAATTGATACTTTATTAAATACACCTAACTTACCAACTGGTACTATGGTAACACCACAGTTGCAACAAGTGCAAACTGGTGAAGCCATGACAACTCCTGGATTACAGGGCACAGTAGCAGCAGCTACACCTACACCTGGGACTACACCAACAGTAGCAGCAGCTACAGTACCTGGTGCTGCAACAGCTGCTCAACAAACTACTGCAACTCCAGGGGCTATAACAGCTGCAACAGTAGCAGGACAAACTCCTACTATGACAGCTGAACAGATGGCAGGATTAACTGCACCTGCAGTGGCTGCAACAGGAACTATTGATCCACAAGCTACAATCAGAGGACAGTTAGAAGGTATTAATCAAGACATACAAACATCCTTACAAACTGGTTCAGCATTACCAGCATACCTAAGAGGTGTTGCAAAAGCTACACAAACAGCTATGGCAGAAAGAGGACTAAGTTCTAGTTCTATGATGGCTGAAGCATTAGCAGATGGTTTATTAACTGCTTCTATACCTATAGCACAAGCAGATGCTCAGACCTATAAAGATATGATATTTCAGAATCTTAATAATAGGCAACAAGCAAACATAACAAATGCTAATAGTTATTTTCAAATGGACATGGCTAATTTGTCCAATAAACAACAGTCAAGTTTACAAAATTTAAATGTTAGACAATCATTTTTATTATCTGATCAAGCTGCTAATAATGCAGCAAGACAATTTAATGCTACTAGTCAAAACCAAGTAGATCAATTTTATTCTAATTTATCACAACAAATAAATTTACAGAATGCTGCAAGATCAGATGCCATGAATCAATTTGGTGTAGTAGAAGGTAATAAAATATCTAGCTTAAATGCTGGCAATCAAATAGCTGTAGAGAAGGCAAACGCTGATAGAGCACAAGTATTAAATCAGTTTAATGCACAAGTAGAAAATCAAAGACAACAATTTAATCAACAGAATCAAAGAGTGATAGATCAATCTAATGTTGAATGGAGAAGAACTTTGAATACAGCTAACACAACAATTACAAACGCAACAAACCAATTAAACGCACAAAACCTTTTAAATCTATCTAACTTTGCAATGTCAGCACTATGGCAGCAGTGGAGAGACGAAGCTGCATGGGTTAATACTTCATCAGAGAATGCACAAAATAGAGCACATAATTTAGCTATAGCCGCATTAGAAAGAAGTACAGAGTTAGACTTATTAGATGAAGCTAAAACACAAAGTTTAATAGCGTCACTAGGTAGATTTGGTTTAAGACTTATTGGTGAATTAGGAGGAGATGATACAGAATAATGACATTTGATATAGATAGTATAGTAAAAGGTGTAAAAACTGTAGCTAAAGTTATGGATGCAGTGGATTTTTTTCGTGGAGGTAAAGGCGGTGATGATGATAAAGGTGCTCCTTTAGTACCACCTAGAATGAATTTTCCAGGTAGAGTTAGCACTGCTATAGGAAGATCATCTGCAGGCACACCTAGATTTGGTGATGTACAAGAAGCAACTTTTTATAAGTACGCACAATTACAAAATACAGTAAGATATTTATATAATAAAAAAGCAGGATTTAAATCAATAGCAAAGGGATAACATAAAATGGATTTAGCTAAACTAGTAGAAAAATTTAAACAAGAACAAACTGAAGAGTCATCAGACTATCAAGAACCAGAGTTTAATAGGTTTGATGCACCAATACCTGGGCAGTCTTTAACAGATGAACCAGGTAATTATTCTTGGGAACATCCACCACAATTTGCATCAGTAGAAGAGGCAACAGATTTTGTATATGAAAAATTAATGGATGAAGATAATATGGCTAGAATGTTTACTCTACTTAGAATGGGTATACCTATTGAAGCACTAGTTAAAGTAATAACATTTGCAGGATTTATTGAAGGTAAATATACTGTAGATGTTGCTAAACTATTAGAACCTATAGTTGCTATGATGATAGCTGGAGAAGCTAAACTTGCAGAAATACCTGCTAGAATTAATTTAGGTGATGCAGGTGATACTAAATTTTTTAGAGATATAGCAGAAACTAAATATGACATGAAGATGGATAAAAATTTAAAAGAACCAGATATGCCTATGCCTATGGAGAAAGATATAGATGTACAAGGTTTAATGGCTAGGGGAGAATAGTATGGGAATATTTTCAAAGATTGCAAACAGTGATGGTGGAGCTTTTTTACAGGGTATATTAGACGAGGCAGATAATATAGCTAGACAAGATGCTCAAACTAATGCAGTAGTAGCACAAAATGCCTTAGATAAAGAGAATGAAGCATATAAATTAACAGAATTAGCTTATAAACATAAAAATGAATTAATTAAAACTGTTATAGAAAATGCAGATGAATTAGGTATAGTAGGTGGTGAATTAACTGTAGATCAAGTAGCAGACAGATTAGTTAGTAAAGTATTTAATAATCAAAGAAGCATATTTGAATTACCAAACTTTGCTAGTGTATCAAATGCATTTGCTAAAAGTTTAGCTAAAACTCCAGGTGAAGAAATTATATTAAAAAATCCATATATACCTTCAGAAGATTTATTTAATCAAGAGGCAGAGTTACATTCTGCAAGAATATCGGCCATAACTAAAATGCCAAAAGCTGATAGATTATTACACGATATAAAAAAGGCAGAAGGAAGAGTAGAAAGTCCAGAAGCAATATTTAATAAGGCAATGACTATTGCACCATTATCTGCAAAAGCATATGGTATCCTTGGATACTACCCTGATTCAAAAGAAGGTAGAGATGCATTAGGATTTATGAAAAGCAGTTTAATAGTTGCAAATAGTAGATTTTATCATCCAGATGATCCTAATGCTAGAGCACAGTTTATAGAAAAAAAGTTATTTGAAAATCAAATAGATCCATTTGCAGCATTACAGTTTACTAATCCTATGAATTTTAGACAAATAACAAATGTATTAGATCAATTAAGTTCAAATGTATCTAATAAAATGCTTATGCTTACAAACCAAATGAATGCGGCAGGAGATGAAAAAGCTAGATTAGAAATAAAAGATCAAATAGATAATCTTATACTTGAACAAATGAAACAAGTAAACAACGCATCTAAAGTAGCTACTATACAAATGGTAGGTAGAAATGTAAACATGAGTACACAAGCTCCAATAGTAGACAATACAAATATTATACCAAAAAAAGAAAAAAAGAAAAAAGGTATACTAGAAAAAGTTGGTGAAATTATACCTGGCGGTGATTTTGATAAAAAATTTGCAATACAAGAAAGCGAGAAAGCAAAAGCAAAGCAAGAAAAAAATAAAAATAAACCAACGGTACAAGAAGAACAAGAAGATATGTTACCAGACGATGGTACTATTAGGTCTGATAGTATAAGTGCATTACAGGCTGGTTTAGCAGGCAACGATAAATTTATTAAAAGAATAATGCAAGATGAAGGTGAGCCTTTTTTAGAAGCAACTAAAGTTTTTGATGATGAAAAAAACTTTACTATAGGTTACGGTAGAAATAATGCAAGTATAAAAAAGGGAGATAAAATAACAGTAGAACAAGCACAGAAAAATTTAGCTGAAGATGTTAAAATTAGACTTGAAGAAATACAAGATTTAATTCCTAATTTTAGTAATCTTTCAGATCAATTACAGTTAGCATTATTTTCTGAATATTACAGAGGTTCAGTAAGGCAATCACCTAAAACAGTTAAATTAATTAACGAAGGTAAGTTCTCAGAAGCAGCAGCAGAATTT